ATTAAAGGGGATGGCTCGCCTCTCATGCCTGGTGAGTTCAGGGATGTCGATGTTCCTGGTGGTGCGATACGAGATTCCATTACGTTTATACCTTATAAAGAACCATCCTCAGTATTGTACCAGTTGTTGGGAAATATTGTCGAAGAGGGCAGACGAATTGGGTCGATAGCAGATGTGCAAGTGGGTAACATGAACCCTAACGCTCCAGTGGGTACTACCCTAGCTTTACTAGAAAGATCGATGAAAGTTATGTCTGGTGTACAGTCTAGACTTCATGCATCGCTAAAAAAAGAACTTAGAATATTAGCAAAGTGCATACACGACTTTATGCCATCTGAGTATTCTTATGAGATAGAAGGTGACTTCTCTAGGACAAAAGATTTTGATGGCAGAATAGATGTCATACCTGTATCTGATCCTAACGCCTCTACGATGGCACAGAGGGTAACGCAGTATCAGTCAGCTTTACAGTTAGCCCAACAGGCACCACAATTATACGACATGGGTAAGCTACATAGACAGATGCTAGAAGTATTAGGCATACAAGATGCCGATGATATTATAAAACTACCAGAAGATATAAAACCGAAAGACCCTGTAGCTGAAAACATGGCTATAATGAAACAAGAACCTGTCAAAGCGTTTAAGTATCAGGATCACGAGGCACACATAGCAGTGCATAAAGCTGCAGCTGAAGACCCAAAGATAGCTCAAATCATAGGTCAATCACCATTTGCCGCAGCTATACAGAACGCTATGGCGGCTCACATAACTGAACACGTTGCGTTTCAATATAGAAAAGAAATGGAGTTACAGCTAGGAACATCTCTACCAGATGAGGACAAGCCAATACCAGACAACGTAGAAGAACAGTTGTCTAAACTAGTTGCTAAAGCATCAGAGAAAGTCTTGAATAAGAGTAAAGCTGAGGTAGCTGATCAACAAGCAAAAGAAGAACAGCAAAATCCACTTACGATATTACAGCAAAAAGAAATGGCTCTAAAAGAAGCTGAGTTTGCTCATAAGAAAGAAATGGACATAGCAAAACTTAGAGTAGATGCTGAACAAAAAGATAAAGATCAGAAAATAGAAGTTGCAAAAGTAGCTACAAAAGCAATCTCTGATGAGCAAAAGAATAAAAGAGATCAAATAAAACAAGGTATACAAGAGGGTATAGACCTCGCTAGAGAGTTTGTAGATGAGTAGTGAAAGCATCTACGCACCTCTTCTAACAAAAGTTTTAGAGTATAAAGAAGATATTAAAAATCATCTAACATCAGGTGGTGCTAAGTCTATGGAGGAATACGCATCTATGGTTGGTGAGTATAGATGCCTTAATAAAATACACGAAGATATACTTGACATCGAGAAAAGATACATTAATGATTAAAAAAAGTTATATGTAACTTTTCGTTTTCAACGCAAGGAACTGTGATCCTTAATCACTGCATGAGGTAAAAATGTATCAAGCTGTAAAGAAGGAAGAAGACCCAAAGGTCGCTTCCAAAATGCCCGAACCAAAGGGCTACAAACTCCTAATATCCCCAGTAGAAGTAGACGAGAAGACCGAAGGGGGTCTATATATGCCTGACCAAATAAGAGATGCTGAAGGTATAGCATCTATTATAGGTTTTGTGGTTAGTATGGGTCCTGATGCTTATAAAGATAAAGACAAGTTTCCAAACGGTGCATACTGTAAAGTAGGTGACTTTGTTATCTTTAGATCATACTCAGGCACTCGTTTTAAAATACACACACAGGAATTTAGATTAATTAACGATGACACAGTAGAAGCAGTTATCGATGACCCAAGAGGATATAAGAGAATATGAACGATACAGCAGAAAAATTAGAAGAGAACATTCAAGACAGCGCAGAGGTTGTTGAAAATGATGAAAATTTTGACATAGAAATTGTTGATGACACCCCAGAAGAAGATAGGGTGCCTAAAAGAAAAGAAACGTCAGAGACTGATACTGATGCCGACAATGATGATGAAATAAAAAACTATAGTGAAGGGGTTCAAAAAAGAATATCTAAACTAAAGTATGAGTTTCATGAAGAAAGAAGAGCTAAAGAAGAGGCTAAAAGGCTTCAAGACGAGGCTATAAGCTATGCAGAAAAGCTAAAGAAAGACAACGAAAGTCTTAGAAAAACCTTAGCTGATGGCGAAAGTATGCTCATAGATCAAGCTAAAGGTAGAGTCGGGGCAGAGCTTGATAAAGCAAAAGCAGACTATAAAGAGGCATATGAGTCTGGTGACCCCGATAAATTAATCGAAGCTCAAGAAAAATTATCAAAGCTTCATAATGAAAAGTTTAGAGTGGATGAGTACAAGCCTCAGCCTCAAGATTTTCAAGAAGAAGCACCTAAACCCAAAGCTCCTCAGCTTTCACAAAGAGATTTAGAGTGGCAAAGAAACAACGAATGGTTTGAAAAAGACTCTGTAATGAGAGGAACGGCTATGGGCTTACATAGTCAGTTACAACAAAAAGGTGTTGTGCCAGGCTCAGAAGAGTATTATAAAGGAATAGATGAGGGAATGAGAAAGATATTCCCTGAAAAGTTTGAGGTTCAGCAAGAAGCACCTGAACTACAAAATGGAAACGTGGTAGCCCCCGTTGAAAGAAGCGGAAAAAAATCACGCACAGTGCGTCTAACAAGAACCCAAGTAGCCCTCGCAAAGCGACTTGGTCTCAGTAATGAGCAATATGCAGCGCAGTTAATGAAGGAACAATCCAATGGCTAATAGAGAACCAAGAGACACGCAAACTCGTGAAACAGAGATGAAGAAGAAAACGTGGGAAAGACCTACTCTTCTTCCTACACCGACTCCAAGAGAAGGTGTTAAGTTTCGTTGGATAGCGACAGCAGTTATGGGGCAACCTATGACTCCTAACGTATCCTCCAAATTCCGTGAAGGTTGGACTCCCGTATTGGCTAAAGATCACCCAGAGTTGCACGTTATGCCCGATATCGATTCTAAGTGGTCTGAAAATATAGAGGTTGGTGGGTTACTTTTATGTAGCAACGCAACCGAAACAGTAGAAGCCCGTAAGGAATATCATAAAGAGCAGTCACAACGACAAATTGAGAGTGTTGATAATTCTTACTTGAGAACCAATGATCCACGGATGCCAGTTCTGAAACCAGAGCGAAGCACCCGTACAACTTAATGGAGGTAGACATATGTCTAGCACATCTGCTCCTTTTGGTTTGCGACCTGTAGGTACTTTGGGAGGCGAATACACTGGTGGTTTTCGTCAATACCCAATCCTATCCTCGTATTCCACAAGGATTTGTATGGGAGATATCGTCAAGTTAGTTGACGGTGGCTCCACAACCACCATCGAGAAAGATACAGGCACAAGCGCAGCTACGCCAATCGGTATTTTTCTTGGATGTCGTTTCATCGATGTAAGCACCAGTCAGCTTACATTTTCACAACAATGGTCTGGCGCAGCTCATACTGAAGGTATGGCTTATGTAGCTGATGATCCAAACATTCTATTTGCTATACAAGCAGACGGAACAGTAAATGATGATGATTTAGGAGCTAACGTAGAGTTAGAGCAAACAGCATCAAGTGCTACGTTTGGTATCTCTCGTGTTAGTCTCGACATTAGCACGACAGCTACAACAGCTTCACTCCCTGTGAGGATAGTAGATTTCCTTGGAGGTCACGATGGTGACGAGAGAGGAACAAGCTTTCCAATCATGGTCTGTAAGTTTAATACAGGTCATCAATTAGGTGTCGGTGTCGTATCAGGCGCAGCACCAGGAGGAGGCTAATCATGGCAGTTATGAGTAGAGCAAATCTCTTAAAAGAGTTACTACCAGGTCTAAACGCATTGTTTGGATTGGAGTATGACGGCTATGAGAATGAACATGCTGAGATTTACGAAACCGAAAACTCCGACAGAAGTTTTGAGGAAGAGGTAAAGCTCTCAGGGTTCGGTGCAGCCCCTGTTAAACAGGAAGGTGCATCCATCTCCTACGACTCAGCACAAGAGTCTTTCACTGCTCGTTTTAACCACGAGACAGTGGCTATGGGTTTCTCTATCACAGAGGAAGCTATGGAAGACAATTTGTATGACAGCTTGTCTGCACGTTATACAAAGGCTCTTGCTAGAGCGATGGCTTACACAAAACAAACGAAAGCAGCGTCACTTCTGAACACTGGTTTTGATACATTCACCTCTGGTGATGGAGCTTTTCTATTTAGTGCTTCCCACGGTACTGTGGCAGGTGGTAATAACAGAAACCAACCATCAGTAGCGGCTGACCTTAACGAAACATCTCTTGAGCAAGCAGTGATTGACATTGCGGCTTTCGTAGATGAGAGAGGTCTATTGATTGCAGCGAAGCCAAGGAAGTTGATCGTTCCACCTGCATTGATGTTTACAGCAACTAGATTGCTACAAACAGATTTGAGAGTGGGAACTTCTGATAATGATCTAAACGCTATCAAGACCAATGGGTCTATCCCAGAGGGCTTTAGAGTTAATCATTATCTAACAGATAGCGATGCTTTCTTTATAATCACAGATGTTCCAAACGGAATGAAGCATTTCGTCAGAACTCCTATGGCTACTGGCATGGACGGTGATTTCAACACTGGAAACGTAAGATACAAAGCGAGAGAGAGATACTCTTTCGGTGTATCTGATCCACTTGGAATTTATGGTTCAACAGGAGCCGCTTAACTAGCTAATATGGGGGGCGGTAGTTCATGGCTGCCCCTCATCCACATACCTTGACAGCGTAAGCTGACATTTGCCAAGACAAGGAGATTAATATGGGCAATTCAACATTTTCAGGACCTATTAGGTCTCAAAGTACAATTAAGACAGTAAGTAAAAACGCATCTACTGGTACAATCACAGAAGTGATTACTATGGGTGATGCACCAGTTGCATTAGGTGATGAAGACAAAACACTTGATAATGCAACACATAGTGGAAGAGTTCTTGCTGTGCCTGCCATAACAGCAGATAGAACAATAACTTTACCTGCTCCAGTTGCAGGAGCTACGTTTAAATTTATATACGCAGGAGCAGCAGAAGAAGCACAAAATCTTATTATCGTCACGCCTGGTAACGCTAACTTTTTCTTAGGAAATGTTCAGCATTTAGATACCAACGCAGATAATGTTGGTGTTTATGCAAACGGCAGTTCTAACTCAAAGTTAACATTAACTGACTTTGGTAGCATGGAAATAAATATAGTAGCTAAAGACAGCACTAATTACTATATTTGGGGCAATGTAGTCTCTGAAGACGTACCTGCTTTTGCTGACCAGTAATAGGGGGATAACATGGCTGATGCAGTAACATCACAAACCCTTTTCGATGGCGACAAACACGTTGTTATGAAATTTACAAACATTTCTGACGGCACAGGTGAGTCTGCTGTAAAGAAGGTTGATGTCAGTGCATTGAATGCAGATATATATGGCAATACTTGTAGTAGTGTTGCCATAGAGAAAATCTGGTGGCAGTGCATAGGCATGAAGGTTCGGTTGTTTTTCGATGCAACGTCTGACGCATTTATAATAGAGTTAGGTGAAAATCAGAGTGGGTATCACGACTACAGTGAGTTCGGTGGTATATCTAACAACGCAGGGTCTGGAAAGACAGGCGATGTTGACTTTACTACTGTAGGTCATTCTAGTGCAGATACATATACCATCATTCTGAAGATGCGAAAAACATACTAAATTGTTTGACCCAGTAACTATCTCTGCCGCTGTTGCTACAGCGAGTACGGCATTTAATGGAATTAAAAGAGCTTTTGCCGCAGGTAAAGACTTGGAAGCCATGTCGCAAGACCTATCCAGATGGATGGGTGCTGTTAGTGATGTGGACGCAGCCCATAAGTCGGCAAAAAATCCTACAATGTTTCGTAAAGTCTTCAGTGGCGGTACGATAGAACAAGAAGCAATAGAAGCGTTCACAGCAAAAAAGAAACTAGAAGAGCAAAGGTACGAGCTTAAACAGTTCCTAATGTTTACTCATGGATCAAAAGCGTGGGATGAACTATTGGCTATGGAAGGTCAAATAAGAAAAAGACGGCAGAAAGAAATATATGATAGGAAGATATTTAGAGAAAAAGTTATTTCTTGGGTTGTTATATCAATCGTTATTAGTGTTGGTTGTGCTATTCTTGTTGGTTTTATCTATACCCTCATGGGGTTTGACAGAGGATGGTGGGTATCGAACTAGGGATAAATGCGTCCGTAAGGAAGGTGGGCAGGAAACCTTTGAATGGATTTGTGTTCGTGGTAAAGTCATATATATAGCGCAGTCAGATAACATTAAGAACTGCTATACTTGTTTTCTAAAGAAGTTTAGTGATTGGACTTGGGAACAAGAAATAAGAAAGGGTATGAGGGAAGACCCTAAATACATAACCTGTCGTAGATACAAAAGAAGAAAAGCAAAGAATGGACAAGAAGTTTGTTTATATAAAGGAGCTAATGATACTTACAGTTTAGTTGTTGAAGGTCACTGCCCTGTAGAGTATCAATGCAAGTATGAGCCAGGCGGAAAAGAGCCAAACATAGATAGTGTGGTAGATTCATTAAATGATAGCTTTAAATAAAGAGTTACTGTATAATCTAAAAAAAGTTATCTATAACTTTTAGGGAGACATAATGGCTGTAGTAACACCAGACCTACCAGAAATATTTGAAGAGGCTTTCGAAAGAGCAGGTCTTGAAATGCGTTCTGGATATGATCTGAAGACAGCTAGAAGAAGTTTAAACATACTAACATTAGAGTGGCAGAATAGAGGTATAAATCTATTCACTATAGAGTCTGGCACATTATCTTTATCGGCAGGAACAGCCACCTATACCATGCCCTCTGATACTATAGATTTGATAGAACATACTATTAGAACAGGTTCAGGAACATCACAGCTAGACACAAACGTAACAAGAATAAGTGTGTCTACATATGCACAAAAGTCTAATAAAAATACTCAAGCAAAACCAAATCAAATATTTGTACAGAGACTAGCAGGTTCAACAACAGTTACATTGCATCCAGTGCCAGATACAACATACACATTGGCATACTTTAGATTAAAAGGAATAGATAGCATATCTTCTGGCATAGCAGGAACAACAACAAACTTCGTGCCACCAAGATTTGTTCCATGTTTAGTGTCGGGTCTGGCTTATTACATAGCCATGAAAAGACCAGAGGTAGCAGGTAGAGTGCAAGCACTAAAGCAAGAATACGAGTTTCAATTTGAATTAGCGGCAGGTGAGGATGCAGAAACAGCTTCAATCAAGTTTGTTCCTCACAATACATTTTTTGTAGGTTAATATGGGTAAAGCAACAGGAAAGTACGCATTCGGAAT